CAGGCGGAAGGAGTTAGCCAAGAAGACACCTTAAAAGCCGTCGAAAAATTAGGGCAAGACGTTCGGGCCTTGGTCTTTAACGCTACCGGAATAGATACGCACCTACTTTATAACCGAACAAAAGTTAATTAACGATGAAAGCAGTAGTAACGCTTGGCAAACACTTCGGCCCGAAGCACCCACGTAAAGGGCAAGAAACGGGCTTTATAGCCAAAGTAGCCGACGGGCGGAAGGTACACACCTGCCGAAGCAATTACGAGTATTGGCGGGCAAAAATCGAAAAAATAATGGCTACGGGTGGAGTTCTTAGCGTCCGCCAATGGAGCGAAAAACCATACCGAAGCCCCCAAGAAGTTATAACCGAGATTCCGGCCGACATTGTCGGCGTACAGAAATTGGAGTTACGACGGGAAAAGTGCGTAGTAAATCACTACGCGGAAGCACAATTAGACGACAAACCGATAATATCTGTCGTTTATTACGATTATGAAGCAAAGGTAGACGGCCTCCCCGTCCCCTTGGAGATTTTAGCCGAAAACGACGGGCTTACAGTAGACGATTTTAAGGCATGGTTCGCGCCGGTATTTGACGCTGCCGAAAAGAAGTACCACGAATTGGCCGGACTCGCTTCTGCGCTTACTCTTGACTTCGCTATTATTCACTTTACAAAAAGGCGGTACTAATGGGAACACGAAGCAACAATTTGCCGAGCGGCCTATATAGGGACGACGACGGAAGTATAGGGCTTATAATATGCCCCAAATGCCAGCGCGAAAACTATGCGCTTAATGTAGCCCTCGGTTATTGTACTTGGTGCGGCTACAACGCGAATAAAGATTATAACATACATAAAAATAAAGACGATGAAAGTAAAGGACATAATTAAGGACGACAAATTTAACGAGTTCTTAGGCTACGAAATAGAAGCCTATAACAACCGACCGGCTCCGCAAGAAGGTTACAGGTATCGCCGGACACCGTACGACGCATTGAAGGACGCAGGGATATTTACGGTAGAAGGTATTAGGGAAACTTTTATAAAGGTTGCGAACCTTGAAAGCGGCCTGCCGAAGTCCCAGCGCGACGCGATAACCGGGCTTGTTTTCAGAGTAGCCCAAACGGTAGTAAACTATCGGGCGAAACAAGAAGTAGAAACTAAAAAGTAATGGTATGAACAAAGGGGAAATTACCTATACGATAAAGATAAAAAAGCGTACCGGCCTATTTTGGAATACGGTGTTTTGGCTTGTATTCTTTGCGGTCGTGCCGCTTCAATTGATTTGCTTATGGCTTTCCAAAGGGTTAGCCATTATTTCGGATTTGCTCCGGGAACTTTGTTACCGGGCATGGTTCAAACAAACAACAAAATAAGTATATGGGATTCAAAACAATAAAGCAGCATTACGATATAAAGCATATCGTAGCTATCTATAACGAAGAAAAATACGGCGGGGCTTGTATTTGTATCGGTTCCGGGTATGTTCACGGGATTATAGCCATAAATATAGAAACCGGTAAAGTTTTCTATTCGTCTTTGGTTACGCCCGGCGAGAATAGCGAAATAGGACAGCTTGCCGCCCGTATTAAGGCAGACGAAAAAAACGGGGTACTTCGGGCCTTGATTGATGAACCGGACACCTTCGCCCGAAACCTTCCGGTATTCACTATTGACCGGTGGGCGGTAAAGGCCGAACTATGCGAGGAATACGGCTGGCCGAATACAACCCATAGCGGCGCGATTATGTACGAAAATACATACTTCCGCACACGGGGCGAAGCATACGCCTACCTTCTTAAAGAAACGAAAGCCGGGGTTCGGTATTGCCGGTTTTCTGAAAACTTCAAAGAAGGGCTTACCCGTATTGGCTTGGCTATCCGTATCGGATTGCGGGAAGTATGGTTTTGGGTTGCGGCCCGTACTATTGGCCGTTTCATATAATTAAAATAGCCGAAAAGGTACAACAGTATTTATTAACGGTAAAATACAAATAGGTATGTTCGACACAGACAAAGTTATAGTAGTTGCCGACGTTACGAAGCTGCCGTATTTATCGGTTGCAAGGTTTTCGGGCGGGTGCCGGATAAATGGCGTATTCTACGCTTATGTTCCCCAGCGCGATATTTTGGTACGCGAAGATTGGTTAAAGCTATATTCGGCTATGGATTACAACAAATTTATAGCTGCCGTTAAGACCGGAGCCAAACCGAAATTGCCGACTTGCCGGACTTGCAAGCACCGCCAGCGTTGGGAATTGAACGACCATAGTACGAAGATAGTGCAAAGTTGCGCCCTTCAAAAGAGCCGAAGAACTGGTAACGGATTGAAACGGATAAAGGTAAATAACCCGGCTTGCCACTTGTACGAAAAAGAAACCGAATAATATGCGACATATAGAAAGCCAAATACAGAAGGACTGCGTTACTTGGTTCCGGTTGCAGTACCCGAAAATAGGCCGCCTTCTTTTCGCGGTTCCGAATGGCGGGGCAAGGAACGCAAAGGAAGCCGCGATTATGAAGGGCGAAGGAGTAACGGCCGGGGGTGCTGACCTTATCCTACTTTACCCTTCCGGCGGGTTTCATTCCCTTTGTATCGAGTTTAAGACCCCCAGCAAAAACAGTCGGCAAACACCCACGCAAAAGGAGTGGCAAGCGTTGGCCGAAGCGCATGGTAATAAGTATGCCGTTTGCCGTTCCTTAGAAGACTTCCAGCAGGTTATACGGGAATATATCCCCCGTTTATGTTGGTAACTTTTTAATTATTCTTGGATAAAGAAGCGTATTATAATAATGCGCTTCTTTTATTTTTGCGTAACGCGAATATTTACACACTAATAAACGTACGCAGGTATGAGAGAAAAGATTTTACAGGCCCTTACGACCTTTAAGGGCTACTTATTCAGTTCGGACAAATGGCTACATTTAGCCGCCGGTTTTATTATCGCCTTCTTCGTGGGGCTTTTCGGTGTCTTCTATGGCCTTTGCGCTGGGATTGTGGCCGCCGCCGGGAAAGAGCTTTACGACAAATTCAGCAAGAAGGGAACCCCGGAAGTTTGGGATTTTATTTTTTCGGTAGTCGGTGTTCTTGCCGGTGTCCTTAACGTACTATTGGCCCGCTTGGTATTCCAATTCATTGCGTAAGCCTATGGCACCGAAGAAGATTATAGAAGCGGATATAGCCCAACTTATACCGGACGACGTAAATTTTAACAAGGGTACGCAGTTCGGCCAAAGTTTGATAGAAAAGAGCCTGCGCCAATTCGGGGCGGGCCGTTCTATTCTTTTGGATAAGAACAACCGTATTATAGCCGGGAATAAAACCGTAGAAAACGCCGGGCAAATAGGTTTAGAAAAGGTTTTGATAGTCGAAACCACCGGCGAAGAAATAGTAGCGGTAAAACGTACCGACATAGATTTAGATACGCGGGAAGGGCGCGAACTGGCCTTAGCCGACAATGCGACCGGGGCCGCTAATTTGGATTGGGACGAAACGGCACTTACCCAAGCGGCTGAAAGGTGGGAAATATCCCCCGAAGAATGGGGCGTTACAGAGTTTGCAGAACCCGAAGAACCGGAACGGGAATTAACCGAAGACGGATTTACACCGCCGGCCTCCGAAGACGTAGAAACGGACATAAAAGAAGGCGACCTTTTCGAAATTCGTAAAGGGGCCATTTGCCACCGCCTATTATGCGGAGATACTCGAAAAATTGAGGACGTACGCCGACTTATGGGCGGTATGCAGGCCGATTGCATTGTAACAGACCCGCCGTATAACGTAGACTATGCCAGCAAAAACAAGTATTTGAACAATACCGACAGGGGAAACCGCATACAAACGGACATTAAGAACGACAATATGAGCGACGCCGATTTTACGGCTTTCATGGGAGATATACACGCTTCCCTATATGAAAGTTGCAAGCCCGGCGCGGCTATCTATGTTTTCCACGCTGCATTAAAAGCGGTGCCGTTTATTACCGGATTTACCGGGGCCGGATTCCTCTATAAACAGCACCTTGTCTGGGTAAAAAATAACATCGTTATCGGAAAGCAGGATTACCAATGGCAGCACGAACCGATACTTTACGGGTGGAAGGACGGCGGCCCGCATTACTTTATTAACGACCGTTCCCAGCACACGGTAATAGAAGATAAGGTAGACTTCGACGCAATGACAAAGAAGGAACTATTAGCCTATGTAAAGGAGTTGCAGAACGATAACGAACACCCAAGTACGATTATTCACGAAGATAAGCCGATGAAGAACGCAGACCACCCGACAATGAAGCCTGTAAAACTTATCGGCCGACTTATCCGCAACAGTAGCCGCGCGTTCGACTTGGTAATAGACTTCTTTTTAGGTTCCGGCTCCACCCTTATAGCCGCGCACCAATTGGAACGCAATTGCTTCGGTATCGAGATTTCCCCGCAGTATTGCCAAATCATATTAGACCGAATTAAGAAGTACGACCCCGAAGTAGTAATAACAAAATTGTAGAATGGGAAGACCTACGAAATACAATAAGAAGATAGCCGAAAAGATATGTTCGCTTATCGCTACCGACACCTACACGGTGGCGGAAGTATGCCGTATGGTCAAGATACACCCCGATACTTACTACACTTGGATAAAGGAGTTTTCCGAGTTTTCCGACGCTATAAAAAAAGCCGAAGCGGAACGTATGGCCTTCTTTGTAGCCGAAGCGAAAAAAAGCCTTCTACGGAAGATACAAGGGTACACGGTGCAGGAAAAGCACATCACTACGGTAGGTTCCGGCAAGTACGACGTAAACGGCAAGGAGATACCGCGAATAAAGGAACAAAAGATAGTCGATAAACACTACCAGCCGGACACGGCCGCGATAATCTTTACACTTACCAACGGAGAGCCGGAGAATTGGAAGAACAGGCAGAACAACGAAGTAACGGGCAAGGACGGTAAGGATTTGTTCGGGCAGCTTTCCGATGAAGAATTAGACGCACGTATAGCCGAATTGGAAAAGAAATTAGGTAAATGACACGCCAAGAGAAAATAGAGTATATAGCCGCATTGCGGGAAAGATTGATACGCGAAGCACGTACCGACCTTTTGCCGTTTACCCGCGCTACTATGCCTACTTTCGACCCGGCCGAATTTCATGTACGATATTACCACGTTCTAACCTTATTCGCAGAAGGAAAGATTAAAAAGCTAATGGTATTCATGCCGCCCCAGCACGGCAAAAGCGAAGGTTCTACGCGCCGCCTTCCGGCTTATATACTTGGCCGGAACCCGGACAATAAAATAGCCGTCGTAAGCTATTCGGCTCCGAAGGCCCGTAAATTCAACCGCGAAATACAGCGTATTATAGACACGCCGGAATATGCCGAAATATTCCCGGAAACGTGCCTTAATTCATCGAACATTACGACCGTTGCCGGGGCTTGGCTTCGCAATGCCGACGAATGCGAAATAGTAGGACACCGGGGCGGCTTTAAGACCGTCGGCGTAGGTGGCCCTCTTACCGGCGAACCGGTAGATACCCTTATAATGGACGACATTTATAAGGACGCTAAAACGGCTTGGTCGGCGGTTGTTCGGGAAGCTATCGAAGATTGGTACGACACGGTAGCCGAAACCCGATTACACAACAATAGCCAGCAGCTTATAGTATTTACCCGCTGGCACGAAAAGGACTTAGCCGGCCGCCTTTTGGAGCAGCAAGGAATATACGACCCGGTAAACAATCCGAACGGGTGGGTAGTAGTAACATACCAAGCGATTAAGAAGGGCGCACCTACCGAATACGACCCGCGCGAAGAAGGTACGGCACTATGGCCCGAACGCCACAATTTGGAAAAGTTGGAAGCCATACGCACCCGAAACCCGCACGTATTTGAATCCCTTTACCAGCAAGACCCGAAACCCTTGCAGGGCCTTATGTACGAAAATCCCTTTAAGGAATACGACATACTGCCGGCCACCAAGATACGGAAGGTTAAGAACTATACCGATACGGCGGACGAAGGCGCGGATTTCCTTTGCTCGATAACCTACCTTGAAACCGAGATAGGAAACTTTGTTTTGGACGTGCTTTATACGGCTAAGCCTATGGAGTACACCGAACCCAAAACGGCCGAAATGCTAACCAAACACGCGGTAGAATTGGCCGTAGTAGAGAGTAACAACGGCGGCCGGGGTTTCGCGCGTAATGTAGAGAAGCAAGCCCGGTTAATGGGTAACAACAAAACCCGTATTAAGTGGTTCCACCAAAGCCAAAACAAGGCCGTACGCATATTCACGCATAGCGCGGAAGTACAAAACCTTACCTATTTCCCGCGCGGGTGGGCGCAAATGTGGCCCGATTTCTACCAAGCCCTTACGCACTATATGAAAGTTGGCAAGAACGCCCACGACGACGCGCCGGACGCATTGACCGGAACCGTAGAGCAACGGCCCATTACAGGCAAGAAAAGCGCGGCCGGATATTTCGCATAATGTTTAACTATCAAAATAACAACAAAATGAATAGCAAGCAGCTTAACGAACTTTTGGCAGGCGAAAACCATAGTACCGCTATTGCCGAATTGAAGAACGGACGTAATGCGACCGAGCCGAACGCGGCCGAATATATCGCCCAGCTTGACCCCAAAGGCCACGACGTAAACGACCCTGTAAAGCGTAGGGATAAGAAGGTAAAAGTAGACCTTTCCGACTTCGATATAAACGACGAAGAAAAGAAGAATATAAAGACCGTTACCAACGGAAACGGGGAAACCGAAAACTTCCGTATCGAGCCGGTAGCCCGCGTAGCCTTGGCGATTCAGAAACTTATAGTAAAGCGGGCCGTAGCCTTCACGTTTGGAAACCCCGTAATTCTTAATGCGGAACCGGAAGAAGGCACCAAGGAAGCCGACGTTTTGAAGGCTGTAAAGCGTGTTTTGTTCGATAACAAAAGCCGCACCCTTAACCGAAAGGTAGCGCGGGGTATGTATAGCAGTAAGGAATCGGCCGAACTTTGGTACCCGGTGGAGAAACCGACGAAAAACTACGGCTTCGATTCAACGCACAAACTTCGGGTAGCCATTTTTAGCCCGTTGTTCGGCGATAGGCTTTACCCCTACTTCGATGAAACGGGCGATATGGTGGCTTTCTCCCGTGAATACGTTGTAAAGGATAGCGCGGGGGTAAAACATACCTATTTCGAAACCTATACCGATACCGAAATACGGAAATGGACGCTTGCCAGCAGCCAATGGCAGTTATTGGACGGCTACCCCAAGAAGAACCAAATAGGCAAAATTCCGGTTATCTATGGCCGCCAGCCCGCCGTAGAATGGGAAGACGTACAGAACCTTATAGACCGCTTGGAAAAGTTGCTTTCCAACTTCGCCGATACCAACGACTACCACGCAAGCCCGAAAATCTTTACTACGGGTACTATTTTGGGTTGGGCCAAGAAGGGCGAAAGCGGGGCCGTTATCGAGGGAGAAGAAGGGGCGACCGCGCAATATCTAAGCTGGGCACAAGCTCCCGAAAGCGTGAAATTAGAGATAGAAACCCTTTTGCGTATGATTTATACCATTACGCAAACGCCGGATATTGCTTTCGATTCAGTAAAGGGTATCGGGGCTGTTTCGGGTGTCGCCTTGAAACTTTTGTTTATGGACGCGCACCTAAAAGTACAGGACAAATGCGAGGTGTTCGACGATTATTTGCAGCGTCGATTAAGCGTAATACAGGCGTTTTTAGCACAAATGAACGCCAAGGATAAGGCTTTTGTAGACGCTTGCGGTAGCCTTATTATCGAACCCGAAATAGTCCCGTTTATGATTGAGGACGAAGCGGCGAACGTAAACCTTCTTCTTTCGGCCACCGGTCAGAAGGCTATTTGTTCGCGGAAGACAGCCGTACAACAGTTGGGCTGGGTAAACGACACGGACGCAGAGATAGAGCAGATAGAAGCCGAAGAAAGCGCGGCTTCCTATTCGTCTATTTACGAACCCACCGTATAGCTACTAACCAAGTATCTAACTAAGTTACTAACTAAGATATGGGTAACATAGTAGCAAAATTCGACATAGATAAGCTATTTGCAGGCGTTTACGAGGCGGTAGACATCATAACGGCCACCGTTGTAGACGCTATGCAAATGGCTTGTTTAGAGGTTACGCGGAACGCTAAGCTATTGAACACCTACAAAGACCGGACACACCTGCTGCGTTCGTCGATTGGCTTTGTTATCTACAATCACGGCGAAAAGGTAGCGGAAAGTTTTAGTTCTACCGGTGGCGAGAAAGGGAGCGAAGGCGTAGAAGAAGGTAAGCGTATGGCAGCGCAAGCGGCCGCACAATACCCGAACGACATAGTAGCCGTTATCGTTGCCGCAGCCGATTATGCCCTATACGTCGAAAGTAAGGGGTACGACGTAATTAGCGGGCCTTGTAGTGAGTTAAACGGCATTTTAAGTAAGTATATACGAATTGCAATAGAAGAACTTAGGGCGTAATGGATAAAAGGCAGGAAGTTATACGATATATAGCGAGCGTAGAAAAGCAGCTTTACGCCCTGTTCGGCGATACCTACCACGCGGCCCTAAAACTTACCGAGGTTAGGAAAGCGATAGAATCGGGGGCTACCTTCTCTTGGAAGGGGAACCCGGCCGCCGAACGTAAGTTAGACCGGTACCTAAAAGACCTTAGCAGTAAAACAGCCCTTATTACTAAGAACGGTATTATAGGAAGTTGGGACAAAGGAGAAGCACGGGTAAAGGAACATGCGTTAGAAGTATTCGGGAAGACTTCGGCACAGCGGAAAGAAACTACCGACATTTGCGAACAGGCAGTAAAGGCACACCGGGCCAAAGGTGCGACGGGACACGCTTACGCCAATGCCGACCGCGAGGGCATGAACCTATCTACCCGCGTTTGGAATTTGACGGCAAAGGCGAAACAAGAACTTGAAATTATCATACAAAACGGCATACTTGAAGGGAAAAGCCCGGAAGAAGTAAGCCGTAGCCTTCGCGGTTACTTGAACAACCCCGACGCGCTTTATAGACGGGTGCGCAACAAAGAAACCGGGGAACTTGAATTAAGCCAAGCGGCAAAGAAATACCACCCCGGCCAAGGCGTATATAGGTCGGCGTACAAAAACGCCCGCCGTCTTGCAGTTACCGAAATGAACGCGGCCTACCGTCGTGCAGAGTGGGAAAGCTACCAAAATAACCCCCTTATTATCGGGTACGAAATTCGGTTGAGCAATAACCATACGGTAGTAATTAACGGTAAATTACGAACCTTATACGATATTTGCGACGTATTAGCCGGTCGATACCCTAAAACTTTCCTTTGGACGGGTTGGCATCCGCATTGCCGTTGCGAAATGGTGCCTATCTTTATTTCGGAAAGCGATTTTAGGGAACGAATAAGGGCACGTAAGGCCGGAAAGTTGAAGGATTGGAAACCGAACCCCCAGCGCACCGTAACGCAGGTTCCGAAAGCCTTGACCGATTGGATAGCCAAAAACGAGGAACGCTCGAAAGGTTGGAAGACCTTACCGTACTTTGTTCGGGATAACCGTAAAAGTATAGGCACATTGCCGGTAAACACCTACACCGCCGAAGAACGGAAGTTTACGAGAGCAAGAAGCACAGCCGAAGCAATGGAACGGGCAACGCAATTGCTTAGTACGCTTTACCCGGATATTCAGAATACAGAACTTGCGGCCCTTCATCACTACACCCAGCAAGGCGGGAACTACCGGCAGCTTAATAAGCAGTTGGATAAAGGCACCCTTACCGACTTTAACAAGGCTTCGGCTTCCCTTATGGCTAAGGCGTTGGAAGGATTGCCGAAGTATCGGGGAACCGTCTACCGGGGCGCGATTATGAAGCGGAAGGATTACGAACGCCTTTACGCTGGCAGGGACGAAATAAAACACGCTATTTTCACTTCATCGACAAAAACGCCGGCGGTTGCTTACCGGTTTGCCAACTATCGGGTTTTGAAGAAGACGGAAGTAAGGGTACTTTTTGAAATTCAGAGCAAAAACGGCCGCGACATATCCGACATTTCGGAATTTAACGGTAAATTTGCTCCCGAAGACCAGCGGGAAGTATTATTTACTAACGGCACCCGGTTTAAGATAGTGAAGCACGAAATTTCCGGGCAAGAAGTTCGCATAACACTTGTAGAGCTATGACAGAAGTAAAAGAAATAGATAAATGGCCCGATAACGATAAATGGGCGAAGGCCCGTAAGGATTGGGACGCAATGCCGAAGGACGAAAAAGAAGCGTACCGGCGGGAACACGCGGCCGCTATTGACCGCTGGGAAGCAGAAACCGACGCTATGGCGGAAGACGACGATACAGAAGAAAAGAAGAAGGAGTAGCACCGCGCTACTCCTTCCTTATTTTTCCCGAATTTTGATTTTGTGGCCTTCAATTCCGCAGGGATATAGACCGGTACCCGACAAAGGAGATAAACGGAAATAGGGCCGTTTCTGACCGGCTATTGTTTTACGAAAATGTACGGTAGCGACAAATCGGGGTCGTGAAGGTGCATTTTCGTATCGCTTTTTATTGAAAGCGTGAATTTCCTATATAGTTTCTTTGTAGAAGTCCGGTATAAGCGTAGTTCATCGGCCGTGTTCGATACCCAATAATAACACGGTACATCTTCGTAACCTTCGCTATGGTAAACCAATTCGCCAAAGGCCGAGAATAACAGCCGTTCGCCTTCGATAAAGTCGTTTTCGTAGATTTCTACGGGCTTATTGTTTTGGGTTCCGAATATGATTTTATCCGGGTCGGGTTGCAATTCGGCACCGGGATAACTCCCAAGGTTGGAAAATTGTGTATCGGCCCAAGTTCCATTAAACACGGATAAGGCTTTTTCTTGTTGTTCGGTATAGTTTCTTCCGGGGTCTTCATCTTTGGAACACCCTACCAACAGAAAGAGCGCACATAACAGGCAAAAGTGTTTCATAAGATACTTAGTTAAACAGTTCGTAAAATTCATTCCCGGATTTCATTTGCTTGATATTTTCCGGTAATTGCTCGCCTATCTTTGAAAGGTCGTTTGTAAGCCTTTCTTTCAACTTCAAAAAATCCGCGTCTATGTTTTTCGTTATTTGGTCGTAGTTGTTTTCCGACTTATCCAACCCCGAATAATTGAGTTCGGAAATACTATCGTAGAAACGATTTAATAACATTTCTTTTGCTTTCTCTTTGCTTCCCGAAGCAAGTAATTTGCGTATTTCAAAGTTAAAGTTAGACTTATTCGAATATCCGCAATTTTCGCGCAGTTTCTTAACGTCATTCGTCATTATCCATAACTTGAAGAATAGGATAATTTGCAGGAAGGCAGCCGCAAGTGTTAGTAGGGCTAATAGTTCTTCTATTTGCATAGTCGTAAAATTTGCGCCCCAAGAACCCGAACAGGCAATTACTAAACGAAGAAAGCGTGGGCCTTATCGGTTTACAAGTTTGAGGCATCGCCAAACGCCCACCATAGAATAAACCATAACCCACGCTTAGCGATATATCGGAAATGGATATACAGCCAGCGAGCGTTAATAGGTTCGTCTATGGTTCGTTAATTGGCGATTTTCAAACTTAGATACCTATACGCTTCCGTACACGTTCCCGGATTTCTCCCCGGAAACGTTGCAAATATACTGCAAAAACACTAAACAACACTATTTTACGGCGAAAAATCGAGCAAGGAGCAAGGCAGGAGCTACCCCAGCCCCTACGCAGGAGCAGGCCAGCACCAGCCCAGCGGCAGGCTTGGGGCTATGGTACTTCGGAATCAAATAGTTACGCTTATTTCGTTACTTAATGTGTTGTAGTACAATAATTTGCGATTTTTCAAAATTTGAGAGTAAGCCCCAGCCCAGCCCCTAACCAGCCCCAAGGCAGCCCCACAATTTCGCGCGGAACATTCGGCGCAATTTTCATTTTTACAAAATCAATAAATAACTATATATCAATAAATAACGCGCACACAAGCGAGGGGCTGGCCAGCCCTTGGGCAGCCCCAAGCGTGCCCCTTCTTAGGGGCACTGGATAAATATAAAGAAAAAGAATATTTCTTTATAGGGGGTATGGGGGGAACCTTTCTTTACGAACATACCCCGGAAGCTACTACCAACATTTCGGAATAGCTTGCAACATTACTTGCAACATTAACTACCAACATTACCGGAATGATGATAGTAACCGCCGCTATGTTGATAGTTCAACCGGGGGGAATAATGCGAGTAACACAAGGGTAACAAAATCCCCGTTTTTCTACTTATTCGAGAAGGGCCGGATAACGGACGAAGTAAGAATACCCGTTTTTGCCCTTTCTCGTGCCCGCTGTTCGACTTTATGCGGTTGGCTGGTGTATTTCCTTGTTTGGAGAATAAAACGCGCTAAAATCGCCTTCTTTTGCCATTCCTTACGCTTCATTGCCATTTGTTCGCAAAATCACTTACTCAGTAACAGCCGAACAAGAAGCGGCCCAGCCCTTACGGTTGAATTGTTGAAACGAGTGTAGAGAACTTGCAACGCTATACAAATATTCGTATTACTATAATACGTTTCTTTGTCGCAGGTTTAATTAAATCCCAAAAATCAAAATGGAACTAAACGAAATTGTAGCACTACTTGAAACGCTGTTTCCGGGCGTGCGAAAAGACGGGCTTAACCAGCTTGCGCGAGTTATCGCCATGCAAGTTAATACCAAGGAAGAAGCTACCGGTATCGTAGGTAAACTTACCGCCGAAGCCGTAGCGAAGTTTGTAGCGGATTGGCGCAAAGACGCGGACGCGGAAATAGACAAAGCGAACAAAACGCGCGAGGACAACCTGCGCAAGAAGTACGACTTTGTGGAAAAGAAACCGGAAGAAGGCGGTACCCCACCCGCACCGGCCGGAACCTTGGACGCCGCAACCGTGCAAACAATGATTACGAACGCCGTAAAGGAAGCTACTAAGGGCTTGCAGTCCGAAGTAATGAGCCTTCAAAGCGCGGCCGTAACCGCCAACCGCCGGGAAACGCTTGTTAAAGAGCTTGCCGACGTACCCGAAGCCTATAAAGCAAAGGTTCTTAAAGATTTCGACAGAGTAGCCAAACTTGGCGGCTTTGCCGACGAAAACGCCTTTAACGAGTATCTGACCGAAACCAAGAACGACGTAGCAGCCTTCGGCCAAGAGTTGGCAGACCGGGGCCTAAGCCTTCACGAAAAACCGGTACTTGGTTCCCCCAACAAGGACGGAGTAAGCGCGGGCGTAGAAAGCTACATACAGGCAAAGGCCGCCGAAGCCGAAAATAAAGGCTTGGGCGGTAAAGAGGTTTAACGCTTAAACACTTGTAAAATGCTTAGAATCGACAGGAAAAAGGATAACCGCGTTATTCGCGCGTTTACCCACAAGCTCGCCGATATTCCGAACGGTATTACCGTTTCAGCCGCCGACCTTACGCAGAAAGTTCTGCACGAAGGTACGCCGGTAGGAAAGGACGAAAACGGGCTTTACCATGTAGTGAAAGTAGCCGTTCTTGCGGACGACGCTACGAACTCCGCTACCACCTACACCGTAAAGAAGGGCCATAACTTCAAAGTCGGCGACGTGCTTATGCTGGCTTCCGGTAAAGCGGCTTACGCTATTACCGCTATCGCCACAAACAGCGGCGACGCGACCAAAGACGACCTTACGGTAGGTACAACCCTTGGAGTTGCCGCAAAAGCCGGCAATTCGCTTTACCTCGCAGCCAAGGCCGGGGCTTCGGGGGCAGCTTCCAAATACGCACCGGTAGCCCTTGTAGGCGAAAGCTACGACGTAGACGCGCTTAGCAACCATATCGTAAACGCCGTAACTATCGGGCAGATTCGGGAAAGCAATATCCCGCCTATCGGTGCCGAAGTGAAAGCCAAACTTACCGGTATTCAGTTTATCTAATTTAATCGGGAAAAGTTATGCAAAGGAGCTTAATGATTGGCATTACCGAAAGGGATATGCAGGCCGTAGTTAATACCTACGACCTTAAACCGTATTACTATCCTACCTTGTTCCCCTTGAAGGAGAACTACACGCTTACGTGGAAAGCCCTTGAAGCGCAGGTAGGGTTAAAGATTGCCGGCGACCTTGTAGCGCGTGGCGCAAGTATCAACAAGAAGACCCGCGAAGCTATTGCGCGTATTCAGGGCGATATTCCGAAAGTGGCTATTAAGCGCACCAAGGACGAAAACGAGCTTAACGAATACGACATTATGGTCGCCATGACTTCCGCGAACCCCGACCTTCGGGCGTTGGTAGAAGCGTGGGCCGAAGATACGCAGTACTGCTGGGACGGGGTGGCCGCCCGCTTGGAATGGATTGCGTTGCAGTCTATTTCGTTGGGTAAAGTAACGCTTACCAACGACAACAACAATAGCGTAATTACCGAATACGACGTAGATTATCAAATCGACGCAACGCAGAAGGTAGGATTTCAGACCGGCTCGGCCGCTTGGAACACCACCGGCGCAAAACCGTTTAGCAAGGACTTTAAGGCTATCGTAGCTAAGGCCAAGAAGAAGGGTATTAGCTTGAAGTACGCCTTTATGAACCTTGACACCTTCGCGCTTATGGTTCAGACCGAGGAAGTAACGAAACTTTCCGCTTCGTTCGCGGCTAACGCCTTGAACATCGCACAAACGCCGAGCTTGGAACAGGTAAACGCGGCTATGAAGGGTTTGGCGTACCTGCGCGGCTTGCAGGTCGTAGTTATCGACCAAGATATTACTATCGAGAAGGACGACGGAAGCCGTATTACCGGCAACCCGTTCGCCGATAACGTGGTAATGTTCAGCGAAAGCAAGGTACTCGGTTCAACCTATTGGAAGAAGCCGGCCGATATGAACCTTAAAGGTTCCGTAGCTATCAAAGCTATGAACGGCCACACTTGCGTAAAGAAGTATTCCACCGAGGAACCTATCGAAGAAGTTACCGTAGGAATTGCAAACGCTTTCCCGGCTTGGCTTTCTTCGGGTCGTTCCTTCCTTTTGGACACTTCTAACAGCACTTGGACACACTAACGAAGACGGGGCCGGCCGGCAACGGTCGCCCCTATTCTAACACCCGCTACCAATGACTTACAAAGAATGGATAACTAAAACGGTCGGCAGATTCCAGCTAACGGCGGACGACGTGGATTTGATACTTTGCAACCAAAGTAACCTTATCCCCGACCCGGACGCACCGGTAGACGTACGGAAGGCAAAAACGGCCATTTGCCGAGAGTTTACAACGCTTATCCCCCTTGCTAATATCGGGGAAGGCGGGTATTCCATTAGTTGGAATTGGGACGCTATCAAACTTTGGTATAACGCGGCTTGCGCCGAATTAGGCATTACGCCGGCCAGCAAGCCCAAAATTCGGAATAAAAGCAACGTATGGTAACGACTTCCTACCAATACCCGCAATACCTGTACGCCTTGCAGCACAACGGCGAAAGCGTCCAATTACCTAACGGTTCTTGGGAAACGCCCGCCGCCGCATGGGAGTTAAAAGCAGCTTGCCGAGAAGAAACCAACGGTAAAGGTTCGACAATTCAGACCGCCGACGGAGAAACCCGCGTATTCGCTTCGCTTATCCAGCTACCGAAAGGTACGGCCAAAATTCCCGAAGGCACGCAGGTAATTGTAACGCGGGAAGAAGTAGAAGTGAGCCAACTTGCGAATACCGATTTTGTCGAAGCGGCCAAAGCAACGGGCTTAGTTGTAGTAACCGGAACTTGTGAAAAGTTCGACCCCGGCCGGCTTCATTGCCGGTTATGGATTTAACACAAAGAGGTATGCAGAGTATAGAAACCGATGATATTCTTTTTGAGATTCTGAACGCTTCGGCCGAATTGAAAGCGGCCCTTAGCGGCGGAATATTCGTGCAGGGAGAACGGCCGGATAATTCCGGGAAGGAAGACGTAGTAATTAACAACCTATTCCTAAACCACGAAGTACCGCAAACCGGAACTTCAAACGTAAATATCCACGTCCCCGACAAAAAGGAAAGGATAGGCCGAACCGAACAATTTAAGGCGCATAGGGAGCGAATACGCGAACTAACGGCTATTGTTCTATCGGTTCTAAAATCGGCGAACATTACCGGGCTGACTATTCGGGTTTCTACGGAAGCCATAATTAAAGAACCGGGCATTAACGAGCATTACAACAACTTGCGGGTAGAATGGAATATACAACGAACTAATTAAAATTTACGACAATGGCAGCAAAGAAAACTTATACTATCGGTCTTTCCAAGATTGAGGTAGGAGCAATTGCCGAGGACGGCGGTATGGGCGAAACCTTGGACGTATTGGGTTATACCTACCAAGACACCTGCACGATGACGCAGGAAGACCCGGAAACAACCGACCACTACGCCGAAGAAGTGGACGACCCCGTAATAAGCATTAGCCGGGGCGGAAAAACGAACTTCAACTTTTCGATTATGAACCCTTCGGTTACGGTTCTTGCCGACCTTTTGGGCGGCGTAGGTACCCCCGGCACGGGTTCAACGCCGGATAAATGGGAAGCTCCGGATAAAATCCCCGTAGTCGAAAAGTCGGTACGCATTACCCCGGAACAGGGCCTTAAATTCGAGATTCCGCGCATGAAACTCGTAAGTAAGATTAACGCAACTTTCAGTAAAAGCGGTATTCTTCTTATCGAGGTCGCCGGTACCGTATTGCAGCCGACCAAAACGGGAACTAAGAAAATGACCGCTACGCTTATGACCCCGACAGACGTACAGGCATAACGCGGGGAAAATCCTTGTTCGAACCCGAAAGCCCCCCAAATGAAAGTTTCGGGGGGCTTTCTTAGTATAAAACGATATGAACGAAGATAACATAAGAGAAAAAACGGATTTTGAGTTAGAGCGCGAAGAACTTAACCTTTTGGTAAAGCAGGGTATAAAGTTCAGCGTTACGCACAAAGTTCGCCGACGTAAAAAAGGCGTTAAAGGGTTCTTTCAACGCCCCGAAGTAGTTACGGTAAAAGAGGATTTCGAAATACAGGAACCTACGCTTTCGGTTCTTGACAGGCTTAGCGCGATATGGGTAGAAATGGTGGTAAACGAAGACCGACTTACGGCCGGCGGAACGGAAACCTTGGCGGAAGCTAAACGGATAGCCAAAGATAACGCCGCACGTATGGCCCGAATAATCGCTATTGCCGTATTGGGCGAAGATTACCACGTTACCGAAGTTTGCGCGGGTGGAAGGGTAAAAAAATACAACGACGATAAGGAGTTAGACCGGCTTACGGCCCTTTTCTTCCACACTATTAAACCTTCCAAATTGGTAGGGCTTTCCGAAGCCATAACCAGCGTAAGCAACTTAGGGGATTTTATAAACTCTATGCGATTGCAGAGCGGCGCAAGGACGACCCAACCGAGGACGGAGCGCATAGAGTAACCGGGCTTAATAGTCCTTACGGCCGCCGGGGTTCGATTTGCGCCCACCTTGGCTGGACTTGGGATTACTTACATCACGGCGTAGCTTGGGCCGTTGTTCAACGGTTGTTAATCGACGCGCCGCGCATGGCCGACGACGAAGACGGCAATACAGCGGGCAACACGACAACCAAGATAACCAGCGAGAACGCCGAAAGTATTTTACAACAAATAAATAGCATTATCCGATGAATATAAAAGGCGGTGCCTTGGAGTTCGATATAATTGCGAATAACGGGCAAATAAATAGCGCATTGGCCGAAACCAAAAGGCGCGTACAGGGTTTCACGGACGCAACCGTAGAAGGCGGCGACCGTATGGAAGCCGCGTACAGAGAAGCCGCCGCACAAATTGAAGCGGCGTTTAAGGATATAGACACTATGGCCGCAATCCATAGTAACGCAATCGCCGACCTTGAAAAAGAGTACGCCCGCTTGGGCGAAGCGGCCGGGGCCGCCTTTATGAAAGGCACCGCCAAGGGGGACGAAGAATATAGGGCATTAACGGCCAAACAACAGGCTATAAAAGACGAAATAGCCCAGCGGAAAGCACTTTTGCAGGAAGTGGCGAACACGGCGGACGCTTTACAGAAAGAAGAACAAACCTTAAACGAGAATAAGGCCAAGGTAGAGCAAAACGCGAAGGCGAAAGGCATGTTACGAACGCAAGTTATGAACCTTAAAAATTCACTTGCGGAAATGGAACAGAACGGGAAGCGTAATACGGACGAATACCGGGCTATGCAGGCGGAATTAGGCCGTTTGGCGGACGCTATGGCCGACGCAAATACGCAGGCTAAAATTATGTCCGACGACTACCAAAATATGAATACCGTATTAGAGGTAATGGGCGGTATAAGCGGGGCTTTTTCGGCCGCGCAGGGTGCGGTAGGACTGTTTGCCGGGGAAAATGAAAACTTGCAAAAGATTATGGTTAAAGTTCAGTCCCTTATGGCTATAACCATAGGCTTACAGCAGGTAGCCAACACCTTAAACAAGGATTCATATACCCAGCTTGTATTAGTTCGCAAGGCGAAAGAATTACTTACCGTAGCGGAAATGAAGTTTGCTACGGCTTTGGGTATTTCCAACGTAGCGGCAAAGGCGTTAATGGCGACCTTAACCCTTGGCCTTTCAGTAGTGATTACCGCTGCGATAGCCTTAATTTCCAAATTCATATCCAAGAATCGGGAAGCAAAGAAGGCGCAAGAAGAATTTAATAACAAAGTGGTAGAAGCTGCCGCCGAACCGGTTACAGCAATTACCGAGCTTTCCACCGCATGGAACCGGCTGGGTAACGATATGGCCGCTAAAAACAAGTTTATCGAAGACAATAAAGACCGCTTCGAGGACTTGGGATTTTCCATTAAGACGGTTAAAGAAGCGGAAGACTTGTTAGTAGCTAATAAGTCGAAGTTTATAGAAGCCTGCTTAGAACGGGCCAAAGCGTTAGCCGTACAGGAATTGGCCGTAGAGAAATACAAGGAAGTATTAAAAGCCCAGCAGGAATTAGAAGCTACTCCGAAAGCGTATGTATCGAAGAAGGGAACATATAAGGACGGTTACGGCGTAGAGCGTAAAGGCGTTATAATTGAAAAATCCCGCGATTGGAAAAAGGCCGAAGATGCCGTAGCGAAAGCGGAACGGGAATATAACGCCTTGATAAACCAGCAAGTAGAATTTACCGCAAAAGAACGCGAAATTTTGGATTCTATCGGGGGCGGTGCGGATAAAGTGGCGGAAGGCAGTATAGAAGCTCTGGAAAAGACTATTTCAAAGTTGCGTGCAAAGTATAAGGAAGCTACCACCGATAAGGAGCGGGCCGAGTTATTGGCGAAAATCAAAGAACAGGAAGCGTTACTTAAAAAAATGGATTTATCCGGCACGTCTTCTAAGACTACGCAAAAAGACCCGTTTACGGAACAATTGGAAGCCCGGAAAAAGAAATATACGGAGTATTACAATTGGGTAAATTCCAAAGACGAAGTAGTACGCAATGCCGCAAAAGCCGAGTTCGCCGGGTTGCTGAAAGAAGGAAGTAGCTATTTGGATTATTTACAGAAGCAGCGCGACCAGCTTATTAAGGCTATCGGAAGCGGAACGGCCACAAAGACACAAGCCGAAGAATTGCAGAAGCTAAATAACGCCATAGCCAACGAAACGAAGGAAACCGTTTTAGCCGGATTCGAAAAGGAGCTTAAAGAACAACTTTCCGGGGCACGTTCCATTTTGGAAATGGTTAATATCTTGGAAGAAAAGCGTAAGGCTTTGACCGGGGACGGTTCCGACCTTGACAAAGGTAAAAGCGACATTATTAAGAAGCAGCAGGAAGACGTAGAGCAAAAGGCCAAAGACCGGACAAAAGCCCTATTATCCGAATATGCGGACTATTTGGGTAAGAAGATAACCTTTGAAGCCAACTACGCCGAAAATAGCCGCCTTCTTAACGAGCAATTGGCGAAGGCCAAGACGGACGACGAACGCCGTATAGCCTTGGAAGCCTTGGCGAATTTGGAGAAAGAGCGCAAAAAATACGCAAAAAGTTCGGGGAACGAAGACTACGACGCATTGGTAGAGGAATACAAAACATATCAGCAAAAATGCGCCGATATTTCCGCGCAATACGACGAAAAAATAGCATTGGCAACCCAGCAGAATAACGAAGAATTAGTAGCGAAATTGCAGGAAGCCAAGAATAAGGCCCTTTCGTCGGCTGCATTGCAGGAATTGCAGGATAGCGGGGCTTGGGAACAACTTTTCGGGAACCTCGACGACCTTACTACGGCGCAAATACAGGCCCTTATAGCCAAAATCGAAGCGCAAAAGGCCCAATTAGGCGTAGAACTCGACCCGAAAGACTTAGACGTAGTTTTAAGCAAACTACGGGAAGCCAAGGACGAAGTACAGACCCGCAACCCGTTTAAGGCCCTTTCTACGGCTTTGAAGGACTATAAGAAGGACGCAAGCAAAGCGAACCTATCCGAAGTATTCAAAAGTGTAGGGGCTACGGCCGATTTGGTAAAGGGTTCGTTCGACGCGGTTACGGGTGCGCTTTCGAATATGGGACTTGCCGGCGACGAAGTAACCCAGCAGCTTTTAGGCGACATCGGCGAAATGATAGGTTCCGCCGGGCAGTTGGCTACCGGTATCGCAACCGGCAACCCGCTGGGGATTATACAGGGTAGTATCGGCCTTATTTCTTCCGCGTTCGAAGTGTTCAACTTCCGCGACCGTAAGGCCGAACGAGCCATTAAGAAACACGCTGCTGCCGTCGAAGAATTGGAACGCGCCTACAAAGCACTTGAACACGACGTAGATAATGCGTTAGGCGAATCGGTTTACGATAACCAAAAGGCCCTTATTAACAATATGCGCGAACAACAAGCGCACTTGCGGGCTATGTGGGAAGCGGAAGAAAGCAAGAAAAAAACCGATAGTGGTAAGGTAAACCAATATAAGGAGCAGTACGAAGAATTAGGCCGCCAAATCGAAGACACCATAGCCGAAATTACGGAAAGCGTAACGCAGACTTCGGCAAAGGACTTGGCTACGCAATTGTCCGACGCGATAGCCGAAGCCTACTCCGACGGCTTCAACAGCGACAAAGTAAAAAGCGCGATTGAAAAGGTTACGAACCAAGTATTAGGTAATGCCGTAAAGAACGCCTTAAAGAAACAATTTCTTGAACAGCAGCTACAAAGTGCCGTAAAGCAGTTGCAGCGCGATATGGGTTTCGATGAAGAAGGCGGCGGTTCCTTCGACGGCTTGACCCCGGAAGAACAACAGCGGTTTAAGGATAGGGTAAACTCGATAGCCCAAGGGTACGCCGAAGCCTTGAAGTTGTACGAAGACCTGTTTAAGGATTTGGACGATACGGGCGACCCCACTACGAGCCTATCGGGTGCGATTAAAGGAGCCAGCCAAGAGAGTATAGACCTATTGGCCGGGCAAACGAACGCCGTGCGTGTAAACCAAGTACAACAAATAGAGGTTTTGCGCCAGCAGCTTATACACCTTGCCAACATCGACGGCAAGCTAAGCGTATCGAACCGGTACCTTGAACAGATAGAAAAAAACACTTCGGGAAGCGCGTCCGACCCGTTACGGGCGCAAGGAATAACTATGTAATGATATGAAAGTAAATAAACAATTGGCCCGCGACGCCAAAAAGAAAGGTATTTGCGAAGAATGGTACGACCGCCTTATAGATACCAAGGAGAAAGACAAACTTATAAAAATGTACCTTGAAGGTATCGACTTCTGCCTAAGCAACGAGTACCCCAGCAATGAATTTATACGCCGGCACTTCGTAGGCACTTGCGAAGCCTACGGCGTATTCCTCGACCGAGCTATTACGGCCGGAAACTTCCGGCACGTAGTAGCCCTTGGGCATTGCGAGGGTACAGCCACTTACGACGGTTGGAACGTCGGGCAGGTATTCGTAAAGCACCAAAGCCGGTTAAAGGTTCTTGCTACCGGTAATTCCTTCGTCATGGTAGACGTATTCGACGATACCACCGTAGAGGTAGAAGCGCGGGATAACGCGAAGATTTGCGTAAACCACTACGGCGGGAACTTGACGACCACCACCGGCGACGGCGAAGGACACGCGACAATAAAAGTTATTCGTAAAACGACTAAAACGTATTGATATGGCAGACGAAAGTAACATTATCCTAAATATGCCTTTCGATGAAGCGGCCGGTTCTACCGTTGCCTACGATTACAGCAAGACACGGGCGGACGGTACGGTAGTAGAAGCGGACTTTACCGGCGGAAAGCAAGGCAATTGTATAAAGTTCGACGGTAACGGGCATTGCGATATAGACAAAAACGTAATTCCCCTTACCGGAAACTTTACCCTTCTTGCTTGGTTGAAGCGTTCGGCCTTCCCGGACGGTTTTACAGGCAAGCGTATCGGATTTTTCGCACGGTGGGAAGCGTTGGAAGGTTATACGGAAGCGTGGTTTAACCTTGCGGCCGATACTTGGGGCTATTGGGTTATCGTCAAAGAGGGCCTAACAATCCGCATTTACCTTGACACCGCATTAGTGCAGACCATTACGCTACCGGCCCAGCCTACCGGTTTCGCTATCCTGCAAGACATTTATACGACCGCCAACGGTTACGGTTGTATCGACGAATTGAAGGTATATAATACCGCTTTAACGCAGGCGGAAATTACCGATAGTATCGCTACGGTGGCGCAATTGGCTTACAGCATAGACGGAACCGATTTTAAGGCTTGGGATATTTATGTAAGCGAAAGTAGCGGCCTTCTTGACCGGCCCAAGATGAAAGCCCCGGTTTCCGTCGATTGGCCGGATTATCACGGGGAGATAGTAGACCTTGAAAACAAGATACTGCAACCCCGCGAAATAACCCTTAATTGCTTTATGAAAGCGAACGGGAAGGTAGACTTTGTTACGAAGCTAAACGACTTCTTGGACGTATTCAGCCGGCCCAACACCCAGCGGCTTATGGTAGATATACACCCTACAAAACCGTTGCTTTACGAAGTCTATAACGAAAACGGGGTAGCTATTAACAAGCGTTGGCGCGACGACCTTATGGTAGGAATCTTTACCTTGAAGTTGAAGGAACCCGACCCGGTAAAGCGTATCGTACGGCACCATCGTTTAAGCAATGACACGAAGACGCTAACGATTACCCTAACCAGCGCGAAAGCGGTTACTATCTTTTGGGGCGACGGAACCCAAACGAACGACGTTTACGGAACCGACGTAACAACCAGCCACGAATATACGACCGACGGAATTTTTTACGCCATTGTCGCTGGCGTTATCGAAGAAATAGAAAGTTTCACTACTAACGGTATTATCGTATGGAACAAATTATAGTAAGACACCCGGACGGGACTACGGCCCTTTTGACCTCACGGGCGCGTAAATCCGGCGTTACCAAGGCCGAACAGAGTATTACGCTGTTGGGGGCCGATACGGTGGCGATAACCGTTAAAAGTGCCACGCCCTTAACCTTCCATTTGGGCGACCAAATAGACGTTTACGGGAAGACCTATACCCTTAACCAGCTTCCGGGAATTAAGAAGACCGGAAACCGGAACTTCGAATATACCCTTACCTTCGAAGGGGTGCAGTACGAGTTAATCGACGCGCAATTTTTGTTACCGGACGATACCGTATTAGACAGCTTTACGGGCGATTTGGAAGACTTCTTAGGTATTCTTATCGGGAACCTTACCCGCGTATATCCGGGTAAATGGGTGTTAGGCGTTTTCCCGGCCGATACGGAGTTTAAGACGCTAACCTATACGGAAAAGAATTGTTTGGAAGTGTTGCAAGACCTTTGCGAGCAATACAGCACCGAATTTGAGATTACCCAAGCTAACGGCGTTCGTACGCTCAATATCAAAACGGCCGGGGTAAACTTCCCCTATACCTTCCGGTACGGGCGTACCGGCGGGCTTTACGAATTGACGCGCCAAAACATCAATTCCAAGAATGTAGTTACCCGGCTATACGTCTATGGCGGTAGTAGCAACCTTGGGGACAAATACCGTTATACCCGCCTTTGTCTTCCGGGCAAGGCTAAGAACGCTTCCTACATCGAAGACGCGGCCGCTATTGCGGCTTACGGGTTGAAGGAGAATACAAAGATATTCGACGACATCAAACCCGAACGCTACGGCGAAGTAACCGCCGCCGGAAGCGCGTATTATGCCTTTAAGGACGCTACTATGAACTTCGACCTTAACGAAAAGGATAGCGCGGGTAATACAAAGTGGCTTATAGACGGAGTGAACGCAAAGGTAAAGTTCACTACCGGGAACTTGGCCGGCTATGAATTTGACGTACACAAGTACGACCACGCGACGAAGGAAATACAGGTAGTACCGTTCACGGACGAAAACGGCATGAAGTTCCCCAGCGAAACAAGTGCGGCGTTTCAGTTCGGCGTAGGCGATAAGTATTTCTTCACGGATATAAATTTGCCGGACGCTTACAAGACCGACGCAGAAAACGAACTGCTTGCGGAAGGTAACAAGGCAATAACCGAATACAGCCAGCCGCAAGTACAATACGGGTTAAGTATCGACGAAAATTTTATACGTCAGTTCGCCGGCGAATTGACCGTAGTAAACCTTTTCGCCGTCGGCGATTATATCCCGGTGGAAGATGAAGACATAGGCGTAAACAAATCGGTACGAATTACAGCCTTTACGCGCGATTTGTTGCGGGAATACAAGTATAATATAACCTTGGGCGACAGCGTAACCAAAACGACGATTACCCGCGTTATCGAAGACTTGCAGAAAATCGACAATATTATAGAGATAAACGACCTTGCCGCCCCGTCGAAGGCCCGCCGCAATTGGAAAGCCAGCCAAGAGGTATTAGCTAACGTGTTCGACCCCGAAGGCCACTATTACAGCGAGAAGATAAGGCCGCTTTCGATTGAAACGACCATGTTAGCAACCGGCGCACGTTCCCAGCAGTTCGTATTACAGAATACCCGCTTTGAACCGAACTACGAAGGGAATCCCAATACGGTAAAGGTGGTAGGCGGTACGCTGGTTCACTACACGATAGCGGAAATCGTAAAAAGTTGGCAGCTAAATACTGCTACCTTTTCGAACCTTGTAAGCGGGACGGTGTACTATATATACGCCCGTTGCCAAAAGACCGGTACGGCCGGAAACATCGTTTTCGATACAGTACAGCGAAAGGTAGACAGCGACCCGACATATTACTATTTCCTGGTAGGAAGCCTAAGCAGCGCAATAACAGACACCGACGGAAAGCGGCCGGCGCGTCTTATTGCCCTTACTTATGGCGCAACGACCATTAACGGACGCTTCATTACAACGGGACGTATTCAGACGGGCGACGGGAATACATATATAGACCTTGATAATAACCAATTTAGGATAGGCAATGCAAATCGGGCGATAGAATACAACGTAAATAATTCAGGGGCCGTAAAAATAACGAACGCAACGGTAGAACTTAAAAACACCAGCGGGCAAACAATGGTTTATTTTAGCGGTACGGACGGTTCTGGGC